TATAAAACAATTTGCCCAACAATGCAAGTCAATTTAATCCTTGTTTGCATAACTTGAGCAATGTCAATCATACCCTTTTCAACTGCCAATTGCATACGTTCATCTTGAAGTAATGCTTGAAGTCTGTTATCATCAAGAATTTGTTCATCTCCAGATTGCATATCAATAACACGATAATAAGGAATTTTAATTTTTGAGAAAGATTCAATTAACCTATACTTTTCTGACCCTTCTCCCATATCTTTATCTTTAACAATATCTGGAGTAAATCGTGTTTTTGCTTGGGCTTGAGTTGAACTTGGATAGTCATCATCAAGATAGTCATTTGATTCAAGCTCATCAATTAAAGATTTACCTTCTTCATTTTCTTCAGACAATTGTGGATATAAATCTTTTAATTGCATTTTTGTCATGACTGTCGATAGCATCATGCCAGCAGTATCATCAAACCAACGACTACGAGAATTAGGGTCAACTACAACACGGAATGGGTCAACATAAGTAAATTTAACTTCGCCTCGACCATAATCAGCTTCAGAGTCTATGTAACTATAAAAATAACCAAGTCCAGTAACAGCATAATCATGAATGGTTTGCTTGAAAATTTCATCTCCATCTGAGATATCCCAAATATATTCTAAAATTCCTTTCCATACATTAGCCATTTTTGTGTCAGAGTCTTCTCTTGCTGCTGCAGAAAACTTTGGTGGCTTAGAAGTAATAATAGCTTTAAACTGTTCAACAGCAGAATAGAGCCTGTCTAATGCCAGAGAGGATTGATTGCGTTCATCAAGTTCATTTACTTGAGCCTCAGACCAATGATTTCCTAAATAGAAATCGATGTCTTCACGGGCTTGAACATCCCAGTCTTTTCTTGCATCAGACCAGCGTCTCCAAAGTTCTTTTATTTCTTTTACTCGAATATCTTCTTGAATCATAGGGGTAAATATACTATAACCTTATTGTACAATGCAAATTTATCGCCTTGCACCTGTAAGCCAGTCGTATGCCTTTTTAGTTCTATTTCTGTGAGTAGTTCCTGTTTTATCCTTAATATTAGCCTTCCCAACCGATTTATTGCCTTTAGCAAATTGTGTTGACAGCCAAAATGCATCGATACAATCATCATGAGAACCCTTTGGAAAATCCAAAAGCTCTCCCATAAACTCATGCATGTCTTTCTTTAAATGTACAGCCCCTTGCCTAAACTTGGGTTGAAGTCCCTCAAAAAGTCTATCCTTCTTTTTTTGATTTCCATACCCCTTAATCCCTTGATTTATTCCAGGGATAAATATTCCTCGTGCTTTACTTTGCTTTTGGACATAATCTCTAAGCATTTCCTGATATGCAATTGTTTCAATATTTACCCTTTTAACAGGTGAGTATCGTTTAACGACTTTAAATATCTCATCTGCACAGTCCATTGGCAAGACTCGCTTTCTCCAGTATTCGATAATGTAGTAATCAAACTTAGCAGTAACACCAATAACCATAATAACACTAAAGTCATTACGAAGACCAAGCGTTGAGGCTGGGTCAACACCAATGTAAATATTGACAAACTCTGTACTTTTGTCTTCAAATTGGATATACCAGCTTTGAGCTTCTTCATTAAATTTACAATGCCCTTTATATAACCCATCTGTAATGTCTCCCTCACTAAATATTTCATCTTCTGGTGATTTCGCCTGATTCATGTATTCTTGATAGAATTTAGCAGGAGTACCTGAGTCAATATAAAATTGTTTTCTTGCTTCAAGCTTCTTTAAAGGATAACGTGAAGCCCATAATGGAGTTCCGTCGTCTTTAATTGCTTTATATGTTACAATATCCCAAGAAAACTCTTCACCACTCTTTTCAGCAGCTTGCTGGTCTCTTACAAGGTTGTTTAAAAATGAGTCATAATGGACAATTGTTCCATTGCACCATAGGAAACCATTTTTATCAAAATCGATGGCTGGGTATACAGCAGCAGTTACCCAATTCTTAATTTGCTGTCTTGCTTCAGGAGTTTTAGTATTTAGCTCTGATTCAAAGTCATCAAGCACCATACCAGTATATCTTGTAGAGTTTTGCTTTTTACCTCGAAGTCGTTGCGATGTTCCTTTAGCGATTACCCTGCAGCCATTTGAAGTTGTAAATTCATTCTTTGTCCACTTTGTGCCTTGTAAATCCCCAAAATAATAGTGTATTGATGGATTAGAATATATATGATTCATCATCCAGCCAAGATTATCTATAGCTTGGTCTTGAGCCTCTCCAATCCATGCAATAAACTCAGGGGTCTCTTGCGTTGCAAACGCAAGTCTATGCAATACAGCTGTGGCTGCTAAAGTAGATTTTGCATGGTCTCTAGGTAATACAAGTCCTAATTGCTGCTTTTTCTTGTCAAGGAGAAGCTTCCCTACTTCATTATGAAAATCTGGCGTAGCTGAAGCAAGGAAGTCTTGAGGGGAGAATAGTTTACCAAAGGTAATGAGGTCATTATACGCCATATGAAGAATTTCCTCATTCTTCGATACGTCTCCATGTAGGTTTAAATTAGCCATTTATTTTTATATTAAATTAAAATCCTATAAAATCAGGATGTCGTGGATTAAATATAGAATACATATCACTTGAACCTGTTTCTAACGGAATATCTTCGCTTACAGCTCCAGCAAGGTATTCTTGTAATAATCGTGCTTCTTTACCTTTTTCGTCTTGGCGTTTGGGGTCTAAAGTGTCTCCGTATTCCCAGTCTACATTAGATTTCCATCTTCCTGGTATTTCTAGTTTGTTGAAGGCTTCTACAATTCGGTTAATTTCTTTTCCTTTGTCAGAGTAAATGTTAAAATCTCCGACACCAGTACCAAAATCTTTTGATTGTTTCTTTGCAATCGCATTTATTAAATTTGACAAACTAACATCGTCCTTCTTTACTTTACCACCCTTTTTATATTTAGGCATTTCCTGTCCACGTAATTTATAAAAATCTTTAATTTCTTGTGTTGATGTAGTATCATCAGGAGATTGTCTTATTGCGTTTGCAAGCACTTGCATGATTTGGTCTTTTGTGCTATATGGTTCATCCATATCGGTATAATATGTGCTTGGCATTGAAAAACCACGTTTATAAAATCTTTTATCACCACCTTTAGTTTGACCCCTAAAAATAGCAGTTCCCATATTAAACATTGGGTCTTGCATTAAATCATATAAATCAAGAGTCTCACTCTTTACTTTATTCTTCATATTGTTGGGGTTTAAATCGTTGACTGCAATTCTTGCATCAATTGCATCATGTGCTCCATTATTCATGTCTTCTCCTTTATGGATATGCTCGATACCACAGTGCATTGGGCAATTTGGCATATTATCATTATTATATTTATCAAATAAGTTTAGAGACGTAAAAATTAATATTCCGAGTATCACGTCCCCATTAAGCTATTCTCTTATTTCAAAGTGAGGGAAATCATCAAATTTATTATCCATTACTTGCCAGTCCTGGTTCCAGTCTCCACCCCATCGAAGATTGATATCCATACTTTTTGCAATGCCTAAAACAAACCCAGCAAATAAAGTTTGGCGTTCTCTATCATCCCAATCAACAGGATAAGGGGTAATATCCACAGCCCTACTTGGATAAGCATTATGACGACCATTTGGGTATTTAACCTTAGTTTTACCTTCTTCAAATAATTTATCTTGTCTTTCACCACTTCGATGCCCTTCTAAAACACTACAGTCAATATATTTAATCACTTCATTAAAAACCTCTTGCAATCTCTTATCGCAAGTTTCCAATCTTTCTTTAGATTTACTTCCAAACCTTGGCATTTACGCTTCTCCCATTTCATCCATACCATTGATACCCGTTAAATTATTTTCATCATCAAACATCCCTTTGCAATGAGGACACATCCAGCCACAACAGTAGTCATCTTCATCTAATATCCCTACTCGTTGGGTATATTCATCATTTAAGTATAAAGATTCGTTACACATTGGGCATAAATCCACTTTACTCTTCAGACTCTTCTCTTGTTGCGTGTACGAGGGGAGTACTTTTCCCATTCTTTACTTCCTCCAATTGTTCAGGTGTAAATCCAGCGAAAACAGTTAATTGCTCTGTCTTTGTATCATTTGTCTCAAACATTCCAGCAATTTTCGTTAGAGATTCAAGAGAACGAAGCTTATCAGAGTCACGTTCAGCCAAATCAGCGATGGTTTTGTATCGACCAATAATCCACTCAGCTGTTACTCCCTCCTCATTTAAACATTTTTGTATTTCGTCCTTAATCATCTTTTGTACATGCTCCACTTTTAGAAGTTTATTGACTTGATGTTGTATTCCAAGTTCACTTTTTGCCCTTGGATATGCTTTCTTGTAAGCCTCAATTACATCAACACCTTGAGCAACATATTGTGCAAATAAAAATTGCCCCTTTGTGGGATTATCAGAAAACCCATCGACTTTCTTCCCTGAAAATGAATAAATATTATCAGCGATTCCATCCTCGCCATTCATAAAATACTTATTGTTGATGTCAAATGTTCCACACACTGTCCTAACACAGTCTTTTTTGCCGATTTTTATTCTTCGGAGGATTTGACATATATAATCATCATCAGTTTTAACCCATTCGCCTTCAGCACCATCTCTCCAATAGTGTCTAAGGGGCATTTGATTACCTAATGCCCTAAATTCCTTTTCATTATCGTATAAGTAATGCTCTTTGCCTTTTATTTCCAAGAAATCCATGCAATAATATATTACTATTTCAATATATTTTCCAAACAGGAGTCTTCCCTTCTATATATATAGAAGAATATCTATAGATACTAGTAATCTATGTATATATATCTATAGAAGTCAAAAGAAAATAAAGATAACCTTTATAAAAGAAAAGTTAAAAATAGATGGCTGATTTTCAATTCCAAAATTCTAAAAAATTTTAGCTTATTGAACTATAGTGGTTGCATTGTGCAAGTATATTTATAGGATTTGGTTGTAAAATACAAAAAATTATATCAGAATGAGTGTGAGGGTTTTTTATGCGTGGGGGGTGGGGTTGAAGTTCCCCCATACCCTCTCTATTAGGTTGAATTTCTATGTTTTATTATAATATTAGTTGCATTTTATATTTATTTATAGAAAAAGAAAAGCCACCTAATTAACGGAGGCTTTTTTTATAGATAGTATATATATAATATACTCTATACTCTACAATATAGCCCACCATATAAGGTCATATAATATATATAATCATTATAAGTATATAA